GTGTACTATATTTGTACTCAATCAAGTACAAAATTAGCAATGGACAAACATACTAAGAATAAAATTATCTACAATACGGAAATCCTTAATGAGTTGATTAAAAAGTACGGATTTAAAAAAAATTATATCCAGAAGTCAATTCGTGGCGAACGAAATGGAACTATTCCTTTAAAGATTCAAGAGGAATACAAACTATTAGTGAGTGCAGCTAATTCTGCTGTTAAGTCTAAATTAGAAGATATCTAATTATGTTTCAATACCACAATAACCAACTCTGCGTCATCAATAATCAACTTTGGAAAGAGAATATTATTGGAAAAAAGAACTTTGAAAGATTATGCTCTGAAGGGAAAATCTCTAGAGTACGGGAAGGAAAAGGCTTAAATAATTTTGGCCTTTGTGCTTACGAAAGTTTACCAGACAGATTTAAAAAGGTAATTATCGATAAGATTGGAGATCCATACACAAGAGTTAAAAACATTGTCTTTAGCGACTACATGAAATGGGATTCCAAAGCAGAGCAATACTTCAGAGATTATCTGCTAGAGAATGGCTCACATCTGCCAGAGGAGAAACAAAAGGAGTACACCCATCAAGCAATCATGTTCAATGCCGTAAAGCACATTGCAACAAATGTTGTAGTTCAAAAACGTTTTGGAGGCAAAAAATTGATGTGGGACCGAATGCTTGAAGCTATCAGCAATCTGCCTGAAACCTGGATGCATACCCGCTACAAGAATGTTGTTTCATTCAAGCGTGCTATTCAGAAGTATGAGCAGGAAGGTTACGGCTCCATCGTCTCAGGAAAATGGATGAACAGCAATCCGTCTAAAATTGTGGACGATGTAGCAGATTTCATAATGGCCCAATATTGCCTCCCTGTTAAATACACCATTTCAGAAGTCCTAAAAATTTATGAGTCTGTTCGTGAAGCAAAAGGCTGGAAGACATTAACCGAGAGAGCGATCGGAACCTGGCTTGACAAGACGGAACAAAAACGTATCTGGATGCTGGCAAGAGATGGACGCGAAGAATATATGAAGCACTTCGGCCACACGCTTACACGCAAACGCTCAGAATGGTTTCCAAATGCGTGGTGGGCCATTGATGGAACCAAGCTGGATCTCGTGCACTTTGCCAACAACAAGCAGAAGATGGCAGCAGAATTAAAAATTGATGTCGTTGTAGATGTCTACAGCGAGAAAATCATTGGATGGGATATCGCATACTCGGAAAATCATGCTTCGCACTTTAGAGCCGTTAAAATGGCTGTCAATGAATCTGGAGCCCGTCCTTATTTGTTTACATATGACAAGCAGTCTGGACACACCTCTAATAAAATGCAGGATCTGTACGACAGGCTGGTCGCAAAAGGCAATAAAGACAAAGGCTTGCCAGGTGGGACGCATTACAGCCATAAGGTCGGCAGAAAGTCAAGTCCTGCAGAACAGATCTTCAATCGTCTACAGCAACAAGTAATTTCAAAAATGTGGAATTCGGACAAGCAGAGCATAAAGGTTAGGACAGCGAACAACAGACCTAATACTGATTTTATTGTGGAGTTTAAGGAGGCATTGCCGACTGTTGATCAGATCCATAAGATGTTCGTGGCCATCGTGAATATTTGGAATGCAGGAAAACAGGAAGATTGGGAATACAGCAGAAACCAGATGTATGAGCACGAGACAGAATACCATGAAGGAATTGACATAATGGATCAGCTTTCAATGTTCTGGATTGATGAAACTGAGACTAAGAAATACTATGCTCATGGCATGCCATTGACAGTTGAAGGCAAAGATTATCTATATGAAGTCTACGACAAGTCAAACAAAGTCGATTTGGAATTCAGGCGCAAATACGTAGGTGAAAAACTTATCGTGAGATATGATCCTGAGCGACTGAGTGAATTTGTAGGCCTTTACGAGTTGACCCCATCGGGAGAAAAAAGGTTTATCGCTTATGCCCAGACAAAACGTGCACATGAGCAGATTCCGATACTGATGAAGGAAAATTCAAGGTCACTTATGCTTCAGGATATAGAGATCCGAAACATCGAGCTGAAGCGAGATCAGGAAGCATATGAAAGAATCATCCAGCGTACCGGAATAAGCAGGGAAAGCTTGATTGAAGAACAGGAGCTTCTGGTCAAGTTCCAGGGCAAGCTTCCAAAAGAAGAGCAAATGGATGTCGACAAGACCTCGTTTTATTCAAAATTCTAATAATTAACAACTATTCAAAAACCATTTAAAAACCGTTTAACCCCCTTTTAAATCTAGAAAAAATGACACACCAAGACAAAATTAAAATAGTAGAAGACTTAGAGATGTTGATTCTGCAGAAAGGATCTGCAAACAAAGTTGCAAACGATATGAAAGAAGTGTCATCGGCAACAATCTCAAACATGAGATCCCACAAATGGGATAGCATTGCAGATGAAATGTGGCGCAAAGTAGGATCTTATTTAGGCACGAATCAGAATGAGTGGATCTATTGCCCGGACACACGAAATGCAATCGAATTGAAAGCCATCTACAGTGATGCCCAAAAATTTAAGGAAGTCTATGGTGTTGTTGGTCCTTCAGGACACGGAAAAACAGCCTCTTCAAAAATATACGAAGACAGCAACAAGAACGTAATAAACATTTTCTGCACAAGCTATATGGATGAACGCGGATTTTTAAGTGAGATCCTGGCAAAAATGGGAAAAGATTCTGCCGGAATGACTTTGACCAAATTAATGACAAAAATTGTATTGGAAGTGAAATCAAACGGCAATATGCTGATGATCTTCAATGAATACGACAAACTGGCGGACAAGGTGGTTTATTTGTTCATCTCGCTTTTCAATGAACTGGAAGACGATTGCGGTATGGTGATTTCTGCAACAAACTATTTGGAAAAGAAGATATCAAGAGGCGCCATTGTGGACAAAATGGGCTACCGTGAAGTTTTGTCAAGAGTCGGCGGAAAATTCTTTGAATTGGAGCCAAACAACTATGCCGACACTTTCAAGATCTGCACATTGAACGGCATCATAGATGAGGAGACGATCCGCACAATATACAAGGATTCGAAAGGAGACTGCAGAAGAATCAGAAGATTAGTAAACAGCAATAAAAGAGCCAGAAATGAAGGAGCTGCAGTCTAGATATCATCCGCTAATCGAAGGCCTTCGAGTCAATGAGGACGGCACTGAGATCTCCATGAGGGGAGTCTTGCTCAGATCGTTCGTCAACGACAGAAACCGTAAAAATCCGACCCTTAAGGTGAATTTCAACGGCAGAGCCCACTCGGTAACAAAATTGGTCTGCGAATGCTGGAACGGAATGAGCGAGCACACTGGACAGAGAGCCAGCAAAATAGATGCATTGTCCGACAATCATTATTCGAATCTGGAGTGGCGTGAGGGAGCCTCCAACGGTGTCGGGAATTTCAAGCAGAAGATCAAACACTCAGAACTCGACCAAATCATTCAACTATTAAAAAAAGGAAAGCCTGTAAGCGCGATAGCCAACAGGTATAGTGTTAACTCAGCTACAATATACAGAATAAAGAAAAACTATGTCAAAGAAGATCAATAGAGCTTATTCGGTATCAAACGTTCTTACAAAGAAATTCAATCCTCTTGACTTTTCAGGCGATTGGCGCGAAACGCTCGGGATTCCAGACAAGGCTTTTTCAGCAATTATTTTCGGTGGTTCTGGTCATGGCAAGACTGAAGCTGCGATGAGATTAGCCAAATACTTGACCAATTTCGGAAAAGTGGCATATGATTCATTGGAACAGGGTCTTTCTTCAACCATTCAGCAATCGATGATAAGAAACCATATGCAGTCATGCGGCAATTCTTTCATATTGCTTGATCGCGAGCCGTTCGATGAATTGATTGTCAGGATGAGCAAGCCAAAGTCGCCAGACTTCCTTTTCATCGATTCTGCACAATACATGAGAATCACGAAAGCGCAGTATTACCAATTGAAGGAATTGATGCTGAAGAAAGGAAAAGGAATCATCTGGGTTTCACAGGCAAAAGGAAAAGAGCCGAAAGGGGCATTAGCCGATGACATAAGATACGACGTGGATTTGAAATTGTGGGTAGAAGGGTTCAAATTGTTCCCTGATGGAAGGTTAAACGGTGGCGGCGAGCCATACGTTGTGTGGGCTGACAAAGCCGCTAAATACTGGAAAGAAATTATCTAGAAAATAAAAAACGCAAAATGAAAACAATACTTCAAAAATTAGACATCACGCAGGACCAGTACGAAACATTGGTCTGGAACTTTTACAGAAACTGGTGCGACAGCGTAAGCATAAGCACGATAGAGTTTCAGCAGGTTCTGTCGAACTCGGCAATCAATCGATGGTTTATGCTGGAGCTTCAGAAATGCGAAGCTGAGTTCCACAGCTTGACTGATCGCTATACCGACAGCAATGTCTCAGCCCAGGATATGGAAAAATGCTACAAGAGTTGTGCTTTCAAGCTTTTCAATATTCGTCCGATGGCCCTCTTGAACCATATTGTAAAACCTAAGACAGTCAAAGGAATCCGAATCTTTAATGCTCTTACTCAAAACTAAAATTAAAAACGATAACTATTCTATGAATGAAGAAACGATAAACAACCGTCTTGAAGATCTCTACAATGTTTTGATGTACTGTTCAGACCGCCAGCGTTCGCATTTTTTCCCAGTATTTAAGCTTGTAGAACGAATAATGATAAATCAGGAACGCGGTGCTCTTTTCAGCCAACTGAACAAGGAGAACCCATCAGATAAAATCAGGTTTTATGAATGCCCTCCGGAGCTCGAGATAAAGATCAGATTTTCTCTGCAGAAAATCAAAGACACCAACTGGGGCAGTTTTAACCAAAGCAGATTCCTGAACAATTAGAATCACAAATTCGAAATAATCAAAATAATAAACTAAAATCATAACAAAATGAATACAGAAACAGCAACTCCAGCATTAAAAGATCTTTCAGCATATTCTGCAGAAGAATTAAAAGCTGCATTAAAAAACAAGGAAGACAAAAAGGAAAGTGACAGGCAGGCTTACAAAGAACTTGTTGAACAGGCAATACCAAAAGCCATTTTCAGATTATGCGCAGCTTCAGAAATGATATCAAATGCGAAAACAGAAGCTTTCCAATTATTTGAGGATATTCTGAAGCTGAAAGGGGAGGTTTATGGAGTGAAGGAAAAACAGCAGTCTCATACGTTCTCTACCGATGGAGCAGAAATAACAATCGGGTACCGAGTTACTGATGGATGGGATGACACAGTTAGTGCAGGAATTGCAAAGGTAGAAAAATATATAAGCTCACTGGCCACGAACGATTCAACTGCTGCTCTTGTAGAGATTGTGTTCAATCTGCTTAAGAAGGATGCAAAAGGCAATCTGAAGGGATCAAGAGTTTTGGAACTGCAGAAATTGACAAAACAGATCGACAACGAGGAGTTTACTGACGGAGTTAAAATAATTTCTGACGCATACAAACCTGTCCGTTCTGTCTGGTATGTTGAAGCCGCTTTGATTAATGAAGATGGTTCCAAAACGTCGATTCCATTGTCAGCGAGTTCAGTTGATTTTTCGCAAGGCTACAAGTTTCAATTCTATAACGAACAACTTCCCCAGGATGCAGACCAATAACCTCGGATTCGTAGCACTATTGTTCATACTGCTATTTGTGCTTAACAGAAAAGACATAGCCGATTTTATTGAATGGCTCCATTTCAAAATAAAAACATACCTAAAACAGCGTCAGAATGAATGTAACAATAATACCGATCGAGGATAACAGCAGATACGAGATCAATGGAAAGATCATTATGGAGGCATCAAATTCCCTTTGGATAGTTCCAAATGTCCTTGATTCTCTCTCAGAACTGGAGAAAAAGGCTTTTGAGGTGTACAAGAAGCTGGTTATAGATAATCCAGGATTTAAGAAGCACCCAAGATCAACGTACAAAACGCATGCAGTCTTCAAAGACTGATGCATGGTTTCCTGAGTGGCGGAAATGGCAGACGCCGACGGTTGTTCAACGCAACGTAATTGCCCGTAAATGAGTTCACATAAGAGAGGTTAAACAAGCTGAAACTAAAGCGGACTACTCTCATGCAGGTTCGAATCCTGCCTCAGGAACAATAAATATTACCAAAAGAGATAATAATAGAATCTATTACTATAATCAGGCATAAGTATGGAAAATCCAAAAGAATATCAGTTCAACAAAATTACGGCATTCGATGAATTGATCGCTGTTATGGCGCTACCGCCGAACCCTGCTCCATCCCAAAGTATTAATAGTTTAATCGCGGCTCAAAATTACCTGCAAAAAATTAACGATGCAGCATTTCAGGAGGGTTTCGAAAAAGGCTGTGATGCAGCTGAAAAAATCAAAGAATTATAATCTTAAAGACAACTTGTTATGAAATTACCAAATTTTTTAGATGCAAAAATCAAAGCATTCAAACCGGAGTTTAGTGAGTTAAAATTTGATGATCATCAAGAATTTGTAGACTGGCTAAAAAAGACAACCAAGACTGAGATTTACTTTGAAGACAAAGGACAGGACTTCATTAAACTTCATGTTGCCGAGTCTGGAGAAATTATTCATGTGGAAGTTCCAAGTCTAGGTTCGATCTACAATGGATCTTTGCTGTTGGATGACACTGAACTGATTATCAAAGGAGATTTCGTTGCTCTCTGGTTGACTTCTTCAGAGGAGGTGACAGTTATAAAATATGGAGTAAAAAAAATAATAAGACACAACAATGAAGAATAATCCTTCACACCTGTTTGTCTATGTCGGGCATTCGACACAGACAAAAAACAAGCTTCAGAGCGAGTTTGGAGATTACCTGAAGAGTCTTTCAGGAAAAGTTGTAAAATATGAACAGCGTGGAGATCTGATTGCCCAGATAATTTCACAATCAAAGGTCCTCAACGAAAAGCACAAGCGCTGTGCTCCATTAAATATTGGTTTTTCAAACATCCATACTAAGCAAGGGATGATGATTACAGGATTCTATTTTTTGATCTTTCAAATTTTGTTCGGCTATGAAGACAACTAGGGCACCATATGTTTACGAAGGCTCAGGTTCCGCCATCGATGACTACATGTCACCGAAAAAGGAACTGCAGAATATTGTCCAGGGAAACAGATCCGCAAGTAAGAATTGGGGCCTGTTCGAGAAGACAAACCAACAGCACAGAACCATACTTTCTATGTTACGGACGCTTCAATGGGTCGTGTCTTCAGAGAAGCATGGAGAGGTCGCCGACATCAAACGGTTGAGCGAGTTTTTAAAGAGTGATAAATCGCCCGTTAAAAAGCCTTTAAAAGAGATGGAGCCAAAGGAGCTCTCCAAAATAATATCCTGCCTAGAATCAATGACAACTAAAAAATTTAAGTAAATGGAATATGTATTTATGTTTATCGGTCTGGTTGCTGTTCTTTTTTTCGGATTTATAGTCGGGTGGCATTTGGCTCAATTGACTGCTTCAGATAATCAAACGGAAATCAAAGCCTCGTTACAGGATCTGTATTGTTTCGAATGCGAAACAGAAATGCCTGTAAAAGAAAAAAATGGACGGTTGTACTGCTCGAATTGTAAGCTATATCATAATTGATATGGAAAAGCAAGAAAATTGCAGCCATAGCATGACAAAAATCAAAGTGGTGACCGCTGTTTGCGGATGTGAGACAACAGTGATTATTTGTGTTGAATGTAATCAAGAATTATCCAAACCTAAAACCGAATGTTAAATGAAAAAAGTGAAATTGAGGCTGACAGCTAAACAGATCAGTGCCCTGGTTCATTCATTCAATCAGGCATCAAAAGAACCGCCAAGAGAACGAATTGCAAAGGTTGCAAAAAGTGTTCTTGATAAAGTTGTGTTGAAATTCAAGACAAAGCAATTGGTAGTACAACAGAATTTAAACTTATATAATAGCAAAGACAAACATAATTTTTCTTTAGAGCTTGTCGAAGCGCATTTTTTGGAGCAGTATTTAGTTTCTCTGTCAGCATTCCCAATGTGTGAATACGACAAGAATGCAATCAACCAAATTTCAGCAACTATAAACCAACAATTAGCATAATGAAATTAAAAGAAAATCTTATTGAAGATTGGCAGATGTTAATGACTGGAATAAAGCAAATAGCTTTAAAAGTTCCAGAATTTAAAGTAAAGGTCAAAGCTGATAAAACGATTGTCATAAACCAGTACGAAGTTATTTGTCATTTCATCAACAATAAATATGTAGAAGCCAAAGTAAGTTTTAAAGACGAAGATTACTTGAGCGTAAGACATGTAAAAAGTTATTCGGCGACAGTTGAAACAATATTATCATTTATAAGAAACAATCCAAAACCATGAAAAAGAAAATTTATATCGCCGGCAAAGTGACTGGCGAAGATCAAGAGCAGTGTATAACCAAATTTCAAAATGCAAAGGATTTGGTTGAAATTATGGGATATGAAGCTGTTAATCCTCTGGAGGTTGTTGGAGACTGGAAAACACCTTGGAACGAAGCAATGAAAAAATGTATAAAGGCCCTTGCCGATTGTGATGTCATCTTAATGCTTGATGATTGGAATTTCAGCAAAGGAGCGAAACTTGAACTTCAGATTGCGCTAGCTTTAGGACTGGACATACATTACAAAGCAGAAAAATTAACACCAATTCGCGATCCCAAAAGACCAAGATATCATATTTAGAATACAGATGGAACCACTAACAACCTATCGTGCCAAAGGAAAAGAAATTGGACTTGTTTTCCTGTTTAAATATGATTTAAACGGCAATTTAAAGCTATTTGAGATATCCGAGGGCTCTTTGAACAAAGAGCAACGCCATTGGTTGCTGACAGGCTTTTTGCCGGATGGCGCACAATTTGAAAATGCGAAGCAACTTTTGGCACAGCTTGAGCCAAGGTTTCCAGACCGAGAGGAAACAATGACAAAAGTCTGGATGAAAGACAAAAAATATGTCAAAGTTTTTGAGATCGAAAAGTCGCCTGCAGATCTAAGTTTTGAAGCACTTTGGAAAATGTACAACTACAAAGAGTCAAAAAAGGAAGCGGAATTTCGATTCAACAAGCTATCGGAAGCTCAGAAAATAAAATGCTTTTTGCAGGTACCTAAATATTTAAAGAAGCTTTCGCAATCGACAATTTCACAGGCACTATTAAGTACTTGGATTCATAAACAAAGATTTAATGACGAATACTAAAAATTATGGCAAATAAAGTGTTTAACAAGATCCGTGCGGAGTATCTTCTTGAAATCGCGAAAAAAATTTATGAGATAGATCCTTTAGCAAAAGAAAGGTATCAAATGGCAGTATTTGCAAGAACGGCCATCAGCATACAATTGCTTCAAGACGCAGAAAGTTACAGTCACATTGAAAATTTTCTAGGCAAAAGTAAGGAGACCATTATACATGGCGTCAGAAAACATTTAGACTCTATGAAGTATGATAAAGTATATCAAAGCCTATATAACAAATTCGTTCTTGAAATATGTGCGCCTGCTAATTTGAAACAGCTTAGATTTCGTGAGACCAAAGACCAGGTAAACAGGATAAATATAACGCTAATTGAAATGAGCTTTACCCACACTGAAATAATTGATTTTTGGAACGAATGTATAACTGAATCGATGGTCCAGAATCAAGAGTCAATAAACTATTAAAAACTATACTATGTCTTTGCAAATCGAATTTAAATCAAAAAGAAGTAAGGATTACGAGCTAAGCGTGATCATTAAGCTTGGAGAATTTGAAAATACAAATATCTCTCTTTATTCTTTTCCTGATCGTTTTAGAGAAAGCTTAAAGGAGATACCGAGAGTTTCTGTTGGCTATGCTGCGGACTTTTATATGGCCGAACTAACCGGAAACAATAAAGAGGTGAAAGTATGGCATTTGAATATCAAAGGAGATCCAGACAGGCTTTTAGCTATTGTGAAAGATGACGGAAAAGAATTCAACCCTTTTAATTTTTGATATATGATACTAGGATTTAGCACTCAACTGAATGGAAAACCAACATTGTTTGTAGAGAAAATACTGAAATATTTTTTGGAGAACGAGACCCTTAATATTGAAAATATTAGCGAGTTTATTTATAATGCCGGCGAAAAATTAAATTATATGTATGCTGATGATATTCTTAATGTCATCGACAATCAAGTCAAACCAAAACTTCATACTATCAGGGAGGATGAAAAAGATCGTTGGGCCATAAATAATAAAATCGATTTTTTTATCAATTGCAGGCGAAAAGATATGTTTCGATTTGCACCGGTTCTGCCCGTGGTGAGCATACAATCCTTTGAAATAAAATACCATGAAAATACCTTTATGATCTACATTGATGATAAGTTGTTCTTTTTTGGAAACAGGGATTTTACTGTTAATGAGTTTGAAAATTATAGTGGAATGATGAAGCTTGTCAGCAACGACGGGTTTGACACGATAGAAGATTTTTGTACTTATTTTATAGAAGACTTTAAAGGCAAGATCATCCACTGGACGGATTTACGTTATTAATTACGGATTTCCGTAAAAGAAAAAGAAGTTCCAATCTAAATTTGTAATTATGAAACAAATATTTGAAATACTCCTGAAAGCTGAAAAGGAGCAATCCTTTATTAATGGCGTGCTAGTCGGCTTGTCGATTGCTATGGGCGTGGCACTTCTAGCATGGTTCTTAATTTAAACAATCAGACCGCTTGATCAAGCGGTTTTTTTGCGTCTAAGATTTTGATTTTCAATTTTGGCATCAGATTTGTTGTGTTTCATGGAATAATTTCTTTTGTATATTTGCAGTACACCTCCTACAGTATGCCGCAAACCAAAACAAATAAACAGATCCGTTTGGAAGAACGAAACGAGCGCATAAGAAAGCGTTTCAATTTTCTCACTTCTACCAAACATTATAGTACAGATTTTTCACTGCAGTCGTTGGCAGATGAATTCATACCATTGACAGAACAAACAATTTGGCTCATCGTATCCAAAACAGGTTATTACAAAAACAAATAAGGAATGAAAAGATTTTTACTTTTATTATTGATTTCAGTATATGCGCAGGCTCAGACTTCTTACAAGCAAATTGATATAGATGCCGCATCCGGTAATGATTATGAAACATTGCTTACAAATACTGAAGCATCAAATGGGGACGCAAATATTCAAATTTATTTACAAAGAAATGGATTCATAGATGATAGCGATTTCAACAATAAAAATCGTAAAACATTATATATTCCTAATACTTCAGTTTTATCTAGATATAAAAAAAGAACCTTAACTGGTGTAGAGCAGCAGTCATATGTTTGGGTTAAGTTATACCTAAAAAAAGTGTCTCAATATAATCAACCTATGACAACAAAAGTTGAGATTTACGGCGATCCAATAGCTGTAATACAGTTCTATTGCAATTTCTGGAGCCGACAACTGAATTTTGGAGACGTCAAGCCAGGAGAGATCGTTTCAACCCGTTTCTTGAGTGATGTAGCCACACTGAGTTATCCAGATGCCAGTACTGCTAAAATCACCGTAGTCACAGCCAAGGACAGAACATAATAAAGAAAAGCCATGATATTGTTATCATGGCTTTTTTGTTAGGTGTCGATAATGAATTTAGAAGGCTCTTCAGCCGGTTTCGGAAATTCCTGTTTGTTCTTGTATTCGACATTAAGTTCGGGATCCACAAGGACGTATCTTTTAGATACATTAGCGCTGTTGTCTAGAATAGTCGTCTGATATTCCATAATAGTAACAATCAGGTTTCCATGGTCGTCATCGTCTTCGTCAGTCTGACGTTCAAGAGTGCTGAAGTAAGTACCGCTTAATCCTTGAAGAGCTTCGTGTACCTTCTCGTTGAAGTCGAAAAAATCCAAAGCAAGATCCTGATTGATGGATCCTTCATAGCTGTCGGCATAATTCTCAACAACGATCCTGAATTTTATAAGTCCGGTTCCGAGCTGGGATCCATCCACTTGGCTCTGCCATTCGAATCGTCCGAAGCTTATGAATACTGCAGGACGCGGAAATGTAAATATTCCGGGGCTGTCAAGCTGCCCACGATATTTGTCGACGAATGCCAGATTGGCGACCTGCTGTTTCAGATAAGATCCAATCTCTTTTTGAGTATGTTTTTTTGCGCTCATTGCAATGCTTTATTTAGTTCCTTAATGATCATGCGGTCAACGTTTTTCACCAGTCCTGCAGAGTCTCCGATAAACGGACGGGCTGGGATTTCGAAATGGGTTTTAGACGTTAAGGCAAGCCCTTTGTAATATTCATTTTTGGTCTGCTTGTACATAGCCCAAAAATATCTGCGCATTTTCGGGGTTATCGTGATCTTTCCTCCGTCGTTCTGCAGTGCGGCATATTTTATATCAGCCCCAACGCCCACAACAACCTTGTTGCGCTCGGCTTTGATTTTTCTTATCGCATTCTTCAGATTGCCCCGTTTGCGCAATATCTTTCTGCTCCTGTCTGCGGGATTGGAAAGCGTCTTCCATTTGTTCAGTCCGTTATCCACGAAGCCTTGAAGCTCGAAATTCCTTTTAAAAAAATTAACGGCCTGAATGGCAACCATCTCAGGGACTTTTGCCCTGAAAGCCTCATACTTTTGCTTCAGGATATCGAACTGCCTTGCATTGTTGTTGTTGGGTGTGCTAGCCATTGTTTACTCTTACTTCTAAATCCGCTATGATCTCGTTGAAAATCTTTTCCATTTCTCGTTTTATGTCTGCAGGTACGGAACCAAGAGCATTTGTCTGAATGGTCATTTCCTTGACGAAGCTCTGGATGTTGAATGTCACATGCTTGCTGTCGCCTCCGGAACCCGAAACGCTTTTCTTTTTCTTGTCGTCAGCACCAGGAATTATGGTTCCGTCGGTCTTGGTGTTTTTTGCATACTGATCAAAGAATTTGGAATTGGCATCCACCTGCGGAGCGACCTGTTTCGCAGTTTTGTCCTTCAGGTTGTTTTCTGCTGCTTCTTTGAGTCCCTTGTTGTATGCTTCGCCTGATTTCTTTCCGACCGCACCCAGGTTATTGATCAATTTTTTACCAGACTCGATTCCCATAAGCTCGCCTGTGGCTTTCTTTCCTGCCTCGAATGCTCCTTTCCAGTCTCCTTGGAAAAAGAGCATTATTGCCTTTCCGATTCCTGTTATTCCTGAAAGCATTTCCTTGAATCTATTGACTACATAATCCTTTATCGCTCCGGCAAAACCTTTAATTGCCTCCCACGCCGCCATGATGGATCCTCTGAACCAGCCTACTTTTTCATAGGCCATCTTTATGATTCCGATAAGTGCAATAATCGAAACAACGACGATCATGACAGGATTTGCCATAAGCGCCAAATTCCATAGCCAGGTTACTGCGACAAGCCCGACAAGATAAGGAGCCAACGGCGCGAGTATGTCGATAAAGAAGCCGATTCCGTTAGCGAGCACTTCAACAACAAGGGCAACTCCGTTCAGGATGCTTGCAAGCCCTCCAGCGCCGACGTTCAAAAATTCGAATCTTGACAGCAGATTGCCTACAGAATCCCAAAGGGGCTTGAGCGCCAGGATAATTCCCCAGACTGCCAATCCTACAGGCTTCATGCTTAAGATAAGATCTGCGAAGTAGTCTATAAAATCGGCACCCATCGAAATAAGCTTGCTTACTGCAGGACCAAACATTCCGCTTACCCTTTCCCAAAAAACAGTAATTGCGTTTCCCTTTTTGTTCATGGATGCCTGCATGGAATTGGCGGCGGCCGGCAGTCCGTCCTGGAAAGTAGTCTTGAGCTGATTCGCAAATTTTGGAAGGAATTTGTCCGCGTCTACTTTGCCTTTGTCCATCATTTCCTTGAGCTTGTTTTCGGTCACGCCCATTGCATTTGCCGCAATCTTGAAGGCTCCAGGAATCTTGGTACCAAATTCTGTTTGGAATCCTGAAAAATCAACCATTCGTTTTTTGGCCACAGTTCCAAAACTCTCAAGCATCGCCTCATTGTCTTTTCCTGAAAGCTTCATGACGGCCGAGGCCACAGCTACGCCGTCAAAGATATCCATCAGGCTTTTTCCCTGTATTTTTGTTCCGTTCATGGCGGTGCTCATCGCTATGAATCCCGACCTGTTCGAATCGATGCTCAGATTGAGCTCCTTTGACCTTCTGTCGATTTCCTCCAGGCTCTTGCTTCCGGCACTTCCAAAGTTCAGGCCGAACTGTGTGTTGAGCTTTTCGGTCTGGTCAGTGACTTCTGCAACATGCGCCCCGAAATCCATAAGCTTGTCCACTGCAAAAAAAGTAGCCATAGCGGACGCGACGCTTTTGACTGTCTCGCCTAGGCCGTTCATTGATTTCTGGCCTTCATTCCCTAATCGTCTGACATCATTATTCGTCTGATTGGTGGCTCTGTCCAATTCTACAGTTTCCCGCCTTGCGCGTGAAATACCTACGCCGAAATTTCGGTCGATCAGTGACATTGCCCATTGTAATCCTCCTTGAACCATAATAATCGGTGTTTGGTTATCTAATTATAATTATTTTGTATATTTGCATCGGACATCCGAGGAAGTCCGCCACAAAAAGAGGAGCCTGCTATCAGTAAGCTCCTTTTTTTATTTCTTCAGTATCTTGATGAACTCCCTGCTCTCAATCTGCTTTCTGGAGAACATAAACCACTTCTCGTCCGGAGTAAGAACCGTTATGAATTTTACAAGCCTTTCGCTGTCATTGCTTACGGAAGCAATCAGCCCTCTGATCACCTGCTCCTGGTCATAGCTTCCCGCTATGTGCAGCAGGACGTTTGGTGACTGTTTCGAAGCTCGCTTTACTTCCCTTTTGATCGTATTGAAAAGGTTCTTGTAATCCTTCAGAAGCTTGAATTCCCATTCGACGTTGTTGACCAATGCATCTGCGGTCTTGTCTTCTCCGACTGGAAGCAGCTCGACGCTTTTTCCGATCTTCTGCAGTATTTTAGACGTGGCAAGATTTCCAGTGATCTCGTTTGCTCCGTGGAGCTTGTGCTGCACAATGAAGCCACCGTTTTCGTCATTGAAGGAAATTCTCTTGTATGCATTGCCGAAGCTTTCATACTGAGCCATCCTCCCTGAAATATGTTCCTTTGGAGTGTACAATAGAAGTCCTTTGCGCACCGAATCAGGATCCTCCAAGTTTCGGATGCTTATTACTTTTGCAGTTTCTTTGTCCTTGTAGGATGTCAAGACCTCGATGGTTTCATTTTTATAGAACTTCAGAAATGTCTTGTAGCCGGTTTCTCCTTCAGTATGCCAGAATACTTCAGAGGGATTTTTCAAGACATCCAAAAGGTTGTTTCTCAGTTTTTCCTCAGCGTTGTCAAAAACCGTTTTTTCCATCCACAGCGGAAACTCGAAAACATCCATAATTTTGGCAAGTCCGGATCTGTCGGTAAGCGAATCAAAAATGAGCTTGATCGTGGAGAGGTCCTCCTTGTCCATGATCTTATCGTGCTCTTCCATATTGTAATCCTTGAAGGTCAGGCTCTGCACGTCCAGAGGTTCGACTCCGGCATTGTGCAGATAGCTCTGGGTTGCCGAAAAAACTTGCTTGGCATCGCCCCAATTCACAGCAAATCCAGATTTTACCATCCTTTCGTATCCTTCGGGGTCTTCCGCCACTGCATCGTCAAAACTTGTGATCTCTCCAGTATAGCTTCCCAGAACGTCTTCAGCGTCGGATCTGCATTTCCAATGATTAGGCGGGAGAAACTGCCACGCCTTTGCATCCAGTTTGCTGAATACTTTTTCATGAAGCGAGCGGCACATTTTGGTAGTCCCCCTGTCGATGATGGCAACGAGCCTCCAGAATGGCGCTATGTCGATATCCTTCATCATCTGCAGATAACGGGCGCCGAACCTTGACGCAGTATGAGCCTGGTCCCATTCAGTGCGAAGCCAGTTCTCGCGATAGTTGGGAAACATGGCTTTTGCCCTTTTTCTGAATTCGGAAAAATCTTTCGAAGTTTTCAGGATCTTGTTGAGATCCATTATTTCCTTGAAAGTCTTGTCAACTCCGAATCTGTGGACATTGGCATGGAAGAGCTGCATCATAATATGGTCCTCGCTTTCGAAATCCGCATCAATTCCGTTGAATCCCTGCTGGAGTCCTTCAAGAAGCTTGTTGTGCGTGATTTTGAAGTCCTTGTAATACCAGTTTATGGAATCAGGATCATCGAAGTACTGTCTCAGAAATTCCTCCTCGTCATCAGACAAAGCATTGAAAAGGCTGAAATCAATCGTCCTGTAGCAGTCGACCGCCCCACACCCGCAACTACCGGAATGAGCATGGGGCTTCTTAAAATTTGCAGTAGCCTTTCTTTTTGGTGGCGGAGGCGGAGCGTCATAAACCGGGAGCCCAGTCTTGTTTTTAGGTGTCTTGGGCAGCTTAGGTTCTGGCGGATCCTCATCAATCTCTATCTCTTCAAGTTCGACATCCAGCTCGGTCTCGATCTGTTCCTTCTTTACCCTGTAGCCGAGGTCTTTGACTCCCTTGAAAATCGCCAGACGCTCTTTTGGAGAAAGCTTGGTGTTCTCGTTCCATATAAACTGGTCGTCTTCAGCGAAGGGATATCCTATGCTGATAAGAAATGGCAGGAGTTCGTCCTGCACTATGAATCGAACGCTTGTCTCATCGTCAAGGGCAATAAGAGCCTGAGTGCTGTCAATGATGGTTTCAGATTTTGCGCGGGATCCTGTGTCTTTCGATCCTTCGCTGTTTCCATCAATCAAGAATGCAAGCTCCTCGTTGCATGCCTTACGCTTCTCATTAAAGACATTGAAGCTGTCGCGGGAATTGCTTTCTTTGATGTCGAATTCTACGCCTTCAGGAAAACGGGCGTAATTGGAGCTTCCAAAATCCTGAAGCCATTTGTCGACTTCAGCCTGGACTCTTGGATCTGTGGATGCCACTTTTGCCGTACGCATCGGGATGCCGAACATCTCTTCGAACTCGTCCCAGTTCTGCCAAGAATGCTTCTTGAAGATCCACAACGGCGCCGCCTTGTCCAAAAGCCCCAAGAATTGGTCGTGATTAATCCATACCGTCCATTTGTTGTATGGCGCTTGAGTAAAATCTACTCCTTTTGTGTCATACGAGTTCTGTAGGATCTCTGTCTTTTCCGGCACGATGTGGTCGCGATACACCAATGACATTTTTTTGATGTGCCCGTTCTTGTCCAGTTCTTTTGGGTATAACAGCGTGTAGCCGTAATAAGTAGCATCGACGGCGTGCTTTATAAAATCGTTGAACCATCTTTTCTGCAGAAGCTTGGTTTTTTCCTCATCGACTTCTCCTGCAGCGTTCGTAATCGCGAAGGCCTTATTGGAAACTCTCTTTTTTCTGGTGTCGGTTATCCCGAAAATAAATGCATCAGAGAGGATGTCTTCGTACAGATCGATGAGCAGTTTGCGTCGCGGGTTCTCAGGCTGGAGCGCAGCGGCGCGTGCATTTTTCCAATCGATGATTTCCTTTCTGTACAAAGAGCGTTGCGCCTTGATGGCGCTGACGAGCTTCAGGATGGTCGCTTCGCGGTCCTTTGCTTCTGCAGATGCAAAAGCTGTTCTTATTTTTTGACCTATATTGTTTAAGTTAAATGCCATTTAAAAGGTGTTTAAATTAGAATCGTGAATCCTTGTTGTTGTATTTGTAGTTGCCTCCGTGTGCGAAAGCCTGGACAGTATCTGGAGCCGTAGCGTCCCGCTCGGGAAGCAAAGGTGAAAGCGTGCCTTTCGCCACATCCCTGCACCATGCAATGGCCGCCTTGTATCGGTTCTCCCTGAGCGTCGGTATCATATCGGGCGAAATGTTGGAAAACATGTGGTATAATGTGATATCGGCCAGATAAAGCACAATGAGCTTGTTTCTGTCTTTGGCTTCCTGCGCCGTATCGAATATTTTGGCAATGTCATACCTAGCGTTCAGATATGTTTCCATTTCGCTCTGAGCTGCGAGCTCGCAGTCTTCCTGAACCTGCGGATCGTTGTAATTAAGGACATTTTTTATCCATTCTCGGATCTGCTTTTTATAGTCGTTGTCGTTTAAAAATCTTGCCATCAGTATTTTTTGTTTTCATGAATTTGCTGTCTTCCCATTTTTACGCTTCCTTGGATATTGTCTGCAGAAAGGCTCTGGTGCTGGTCCAAATAGTACCAGGCTCCCTCGTCGGCATCAGGTGCATCGTCTGCAGATCTGTAGCCGGGCTCGATCCCTTTTACCTGCATATTCCCCTCGACCATGTCGGTGTCATGCTCCTCGTCAATATTATAGATTACATTGCCCGCGAAATACTCTGGTTCCATTCGCACCATCCGAGTGTATTTCCCCGGCTTTGTCCGATCGTCTTCAATAATCTGGAGAGGATAGTTTTTATTCTGTCTTCTTACTCTGGCCAAAGCCTGCTTGACGAGCTTGGTAGAAAACTGCTTTTCGATGTACCAGATGATGGCCACGCCTGCAGGCAGTTTCTTCTCGACGTTGATCATCCACTGAAAGACGGCTTCAAGCTCCGACCTTCGCGTATATCTTTTGTAGCAGAATCTCTTTTCATCCTTGAGCCCCCAAATAGCAACTGCCTTGAAATCCGAAGTGACATTGTTTTCAAACGAGGGGTCAAAGTATCCGATAAGTACGGTCATCTGCTTGAGGTGCGGAAGCTTGGCAAATCGGAAATAGCTGTTTTTGAAAATAGATCCTTCTACATCGGTCTCGTGGAAGAATTCCTGTTTTGCCAGTACAGGTCCTGCTTTTCTCATTTTGCGGACGATTTCCTCCAGGCTGTACCTTTCGTCCCACGCAACGTCGGCGCTTATGATATCCCCTAAAGCATTTTTGACGATATTGTACAATGCCTTTACTTTCGAATGAAAGATGCCTTCACGTTTTTTTGCACCTGGCTTTATGTCTCCGACCAGATGCGCAAGTATCGACTGCGAATGGATCCTGTTACCTCCTACGCAAACGCGGGCTCCTTTTATGGAAAGGGCGAAAAAGAAAGCACCCAGGATTCGATTTACAATTTTCTTGACGCGCTTCTGGTTGTGAACGATCTCATCGTCGTCAATATCGTCGATGACTCCGTAATTAGGTCTCTTTTCTCCTTTTCTTGCACCACGGGGAGACTGGTCGCGGCCGACTGCCAGAAACCTGATTCCGTCTTTTGTCGTAAAATCCCCTTCCTGCCAGGAACCGAAATTGTATTGCTGTCCGAAGTCGTGAGCAAACAGTTCATTGTGCTGGAGCTGAGCCTGTACATCAGCAAGCAGGTTGCAGGCATCATCCTCGTTTTTTCCCATCAGGATCATTCCGGTAAGAGCCTTGTGCGCAATGAGCCACATCGGAATCGCAATAGTAAGGTGAACTGATTTTGCATGCTCCCTCGGCCATTCCGCAATTCCGAAAAAGTTGGGATCCTTCAGGCAGGCGTTCGCGAATGAAATCTGGAAGTCGGCACAATCTGCATCCGAGTAGGTCTTCAGGTATGTCTTTACAAAAAAATTGTAGTCGCGCAAAGCATTTTTGATTCTCCAGTTCTGTTCCTCCGGCGCTTCAAAAAGATTGATCGCAGTAGAGTTCTGTACTGTGGCACAGAAATCCAGCCATTCCTGATAATCCTTTTTGGTGATGTTCGGCGCCGCCATTATTGACCCTGAACTTTCGATTCAACAAATTTTTTCTGCAGTACATTGATCTGCTTGGCAAGTTCAGGATTCTCGCTGAAGGCGAAAGTCGTGAAGTCCTTGAACACATTAATGATATGTGATATCGCGACTTTCCTGTTCTGCAACTTTTCGATCGTGTTGGCCAGTTTCACCAATTTGTCTGCATCGACCTTGTCCGCAGTCGACAGCGTATAGGCTTGGTTGTAAAGATTGGCAATGATGTTTTTTGCCGTAATTGTCTGTGCCTGCTTCAAGAGTTCCCAGTCGCCTTCATTTTTCCATTTGGTGAATGTCTTTTCGGTAATTCCGACAATGAGGCATATTTCTTTCTGGCTCTTGTCGGTCTCCATGTACAGCTCCATTGCAATCGCTTTCTTGTCTTCTGATGTAAGTCCTTTTTTGCCTGCCATTTTTTCCTTGTTTATAAGCTTTAGTATTTGATTACAAAGATTGATGTTCAGGACTGATTTCTAAAAAACAGTGATGAGCGCCTAAAGGAAAATCTTTAGGGACTAAAGGAAAATCTTTAGGCGCTAATGGCTCAATTTTCCGAATCAAACAAGTCGATTAATCTTTGTGATCTCAAAACAAGACAGCAATGCCAAACAGCTCAAAAAAGTTTCATTATGAAGTAACCAATCAGAATTCGGTTTCTGAAATCACTATTTATGGATATATCGGAAAATGGGAAGATGTAGATTATAAAGGTTTTCAGAATGCTTTTAGAGGAATCCTCTCTAAAAACAAAGACGTAACAGTGCGTATCCATTCGGGAGGAGGATCTGTATATGAAGGTCTTGCTATTTATGATCTTATGAGATCATCAGATTCAAACATCACAGTAATTGTTGAAGGAATGGCTGCCAGTATGGCATCGATAATAGCATTGGGAGGTGATATTATCAAAATGACGGAAAACGCCTTTTTCATGATGCATGCGCCTTCAAGCGGAGCATGGGGAGACAAGACTGTCATGCAGTCAGCAGCAGACCAGCTGATCAAGGCAGAAAACAGGCTTGTTGAGATCTACAAGGAAAGGACCAAAGCCGACGAAGCTGTCATCCTGGGATGGATGGAGCCCAACAACGACACTTGGGTCGATTCAGCACAATGCATCGAAATGCAGATCTGTGATGAGATCATCACTCCATCCAAAAACAGACAATTCCAAGCTGTTCCTGAAGACATTCAAAACAAGAGTCCTGAAGAAATTTTCGCCGCTTATGAAGGCGGGGTACCGGAAGCGATTAAAAACAAAACAAATTTAAAGATGAAAAACAGAATTATCGCAATGCTTGCCCTGGCAGGCTTTTCACACACGCTTACAGCAAGCAGTGAAGATGAAGATTTTGAAAAAGCGCTGAACGGCGTTTTTGAAAAGGCAAAAAAATGTGAGACTGCAGAAGCGGCCTTGAAGGATTACCAGACTACCAATGCTCAGTTGTTGATCGACAAGGCGGTCGAGGACGGCAAGCTTATGGCTTCCGAAAAAGACCAATGGCTCAAGGATGCGATTGAAAGTCCTGAACTTACTGCCAGAGCTTTGGCAAAAATGGGCGGAAAGCCGGATCTGAATGCCGCACTGGCCAGAGAGAAGAAAACTGTCGATACAGGAAAACATGAACTGTTGAAGGATCGTGGTGACTGGTCATTCGACAAATGGCAGACCGAAGACCCGAAAGGCTTGGCGAAACTGGAAGACGAAGCTCCAGAAGAGTTCCAAGCATTGTTTAACAAAAAATTTAATTAATTATGCCAGCATTAGTTGATGGAACATGGTTAGCACAGTATGTGGAACCCCAATTGCTTGAGGAATTCAGAAACTTCAAGGATGATTTTATAGGCACTCTGAAAGCGCCTAACAAAGCCGCTATTGACAAGGACGGTATCAAGTTCAACAAGCTTATAAACACGATCCCTTTTCACGTAAACAAAACGACTGCTTTTACTCCCGTAACGGTTGACGCAAAGAAGACTTTGGTTACTTGGGACAAACTGGACACAGGATTGACAACAGTTACTGATGCCGAATTGAGAGCCATGGCATTCGACAAGGATTCAGAGCTTAGAAGACTTCACAGGGAGTCATTCCAGATCGGAGTCCGTGATTATGCCATGCAGAAATTGGCACCTACTGCAGACGCTGTGGGAATGCCGGTTTTGAGAACCACAGGAGCCGATGACGGTACAGGCCGTAAGAAGCTTACTTACTCGGATTTGATCAGATTCCTGTCTGCAGTTGAAGGATTGAACCTTATCGACCAGTCACAGCTTGCAACGATTCTTTGTGCGGAGCACCGTCAGGATTTGATAGATGACAGAGCAGCGACAAACAATTACCGCGATATCCAGATCAACAAGGATACCGGAGCGATCGAGCGCTTGTTCAAAATGAAGTTCTACGAGAACAACAAAAATGTCAAATACGTAGCAGCAGGCACTTTGAAGGCAGACGGAGCAGCTCCGATCTCAACTGACAGAAACGCATCGATTTTCTATTATGCGCCAAACACGGTTCACCACATCGAGTCGGTTATGACGCTTTACAAGCCGTTGAGCGAGTCTACAAGAGAAGCAGATCCTCAATCTGAGTTCAGGCTTCATGCTTACGGTCTGACAGACAAAAAACAGGAATACGGATTCGGAGCCATCATCTCCGGCATCGTTTAAGAAACAATTCCTGAATTATCTTCAAAAATGGCAGTCGAAGCCACTGCGGCTCGACTGCACCCTTAGGGGGAAAATTCCAAAACAATGAAAAAACAAGCCTTTGTAGACAGATTCTATCCTTTTGCCCTTCAGTCTCAAAACGAGACCGGATTTTCGGCGGTTGCACAGCTGGCACAAGGAGCGCTTGAAAGCGCTTGGGGCGATGTCGCTCCTGGGAATATGCTTTTCGGCATAAAAGATACGGACGGAATCAACGGAAACGAGCAGATGCTTGTCACTACAGAATACTCGAGATCCGCCAATGCAAAGTTTCCCAACATCATTTCAGGTCCTACGCCAGTAATGCGAAACGGACAGAAATGGTATAAGTACAAAATCAAGGATTTTTTCAGAAAGTATCCTACGCCGAAAGAAAGCTTTGTGGACCACGTCCAGTTCTTTCTGAAGAACAAAAGGTATGCAAAAGCGCTTATTGTAAAGCATGATCCTTACAAGTTCATTGACGAGATAGCGCTTGCAGGATATGCGACAGATCCTGACTATGCCAAGACGCTAAAGTCTGTTGCAAAAGAAATAGAAAAACTAATCCAGACAAAAAAATGAAAAAAATACTAGTCCTGATCGGCTGTCTGCTGTTTTTGGCCTGCGGGTCGAAAAAGCCTCAGCCGGAAATCCAAAAAAAGGTCGTTGATTCTGTTATCGTAACGAAAGTCGTCAAAGTACGCGATACGGTCATCATTATTCCTTCGTCAAACGCATCGCTGAAAATTCCAGTATCGGAGCTTACCCAGACGCCTGTCGTCAAGAAAAGCGGGCAAGCATCGGTAAGCCTGAAAAAAGAATCGGATACGATTATAGCTGAAGCGGACTGCAAGCAACTTGAACTCAGGCTGAAGCTCAAGGACAGCCTGATCAAAATATTGAAAGCAAGAAAAGAGATCATACCGCAATCCGTCCCCTGCGACGAAGGGAACTGGTATGACGGAATCCTGAAAACTTTAGGGTTTATTTTCTTAGCCATTCTTGCTGTCTTCAGCATTTGGTTACTAATTAAATACTTCACACGATGAAAGAAATAGCAGAACAATTTTTTAAGGAGCACGAGGGAGAAGATATCGTCATAATTACAGAAGACGGACAGCCATTCCTTGACAAGGACGCTGCTCAGAATTGGGCAGACCGTAACGATTTTGCAGATCCGGAAACCTTCTACAGGGAAGGAACCGAACCTGAAGATCCTAAAGAGCTGGCTGAACAGCTGGCCATTTCGCAGGAAGAAAACCAGGATCTTGTCCTGGTGCTTGACCAGATCGAGAATGCCTTGGACTTTTCCAAGGAATGCCCGGAGGTTGACCAGAAAACCAATTCCCTTGTAGCGCAGATTGTATGCATCAGGGACCAGTCTAAAGAAAAAGAGGCTTTTCTTGGCAAAATCAAGGAAGCGCTTTTCGCTCCTGAGCTTGTCTCAAATGAAGCCGGTGAAGAGCTGATCGAAGGCATCTTGAACCTTCGCCTTTCACTGCAGACTGCAAATGAGGCAAAAAAGCAACTGGAGGAATCCTTGGCCGCAAAACAGACCGAGATCGATGGCTTAAAAACCAATTCAATTGAAGTCAAAAACGAAAAAGTGGTAGAACCGGCAGCTAAAGAAGCTCTTAAAAACTCTAAGTAATGGGAAGACCAGGATTAAGCGTCGAGAGACTCAACGGCGGTCTCGGCAGAAGACAGGCCACAAATGACATGATCACAGCCGTAGTCATGAATGCCATTGCAGGCGCAGATATGGTTCTGGGGGAGATCTATACCTTCATCAGCATCGAAGAGGCAGAGGCAATAGGGATTACTGCAGAGTATGATCAGACAAATTCGGTATTGGTCTGGCATAGGCTGAACAGGCTTTTCAAAAGAAACCCGTCCATTACCATCTACTTCATGCCGGTCGCTCAAACAGTGACACTGACACAGATGGCCGACAAGGACAATAATTACCTTGCCAAGATCCTTCGTGACAAGAAGGATGCAGTTCTGGCGATGATCGCCTTGAATCCCGATGAGGATTACGAGCCGACGATTGTGACAGGACTGGATGAGGATTCAGTAAACGCGATGTACAAGCTTCAGGAGCTTTACGGCTTTGAGGCAAGCAGGCTCCGTTATCCTGATTTCTTTTTGGAGGGACGCTCGTTCTCAGGAACTGCTGCGGCAGTTTTGAATCTGCGAGAATTGGAGAATCAGTGTCCTGACGTATCTATGGTGATTATGGCCGACAACGACGTATCGGTATCGAACGCCCTTTTCAGCAAATATGCCGCTGTAGAGGACTTTGTCGGAATGATTTCCAAAGCTGCGGTTTCGCAGAATGCTGGAGAAATTACGCCGATCTTCAATCTGACGGACAAAAACGAGGGATTTTTTCAAAATGCAGGGCTTTCTTCAGGAACACACATCAACAGCTTTTCTGAAGCGGCGCTCGATGTGCTGAACGACAAAGGATACATCTTTTCGACATTCGATGCTGAAGCAGAGGTTCCGGGATATTATATCGTGGATACGCATACCTGCTCGAAAAGCGATTCCGACTATGCATTCGTAGAGAACAACAGAACCATCAAAAAAGCGATTCGTCTGGCCAGAAAAAAACTGGCTCCAAGAGTAAAGGCAAGGCTATATGTAGACGAAACTACTGGACAGCTTCGCCCCGAGATCGTCAAAGATCTTGAAGTTCTGGGAAGAGAAGCTCTTCGCCCGATGCTTGCAGACGGCGATATCAGCGGAGGAATCGACTCGTATGTGGATCCGGCGCAGAACCTTCTGGCTACTTCCGAATTTGATTACATATTGACTTTTATTCCTGTAGCGATCGGCCGTAGAATCAATCTTAAAATAGGATTTAAAAACCCTTTAAAATCAAATTAAAATGAACGGAATAGCAATAAACGGCAAAATCAGAAACTATGCCTCTGTGAGAGTGACCGCTTTTGGTGCGTTGCTGACAACTGTAAAAGCAATCAATTACGAAAGGAATGATACAATAGACGGCGTGAAGGCGTTGGGCGTTTCAAAAGATATCGGCTACACGCAAGGGGATGAAAAATGCTCTGGATCCATCACGCTTCTGACTGAAGAGGTAGATGCCATCCAGAGCTCGCTTCCTAAAGGGAAAAGCATCCAGGATATTCCTCCTTTTCCTATTTCTGTGAGCTATGTCGGAGACAACGGGATGCAGGTAGCGCATGCGCTGATCGGATGCAAGTTCACAAAGAACGCAAGAAGCGGCGAGGCAGGATCCAACGACGCCCTGTCTGTGGAGATTCCTCTATATATAGCAGATATTGACTGGAATGCCTAATCATGAGCGCAGTCCAGGAACTAAGAGATGAGTGCAAAAGGCTTGGTGTTTCATACCAAGCCAAAGACACTCGAAAACAATTGGATTTAAAAATAAAGAACAAAATCATGGCAAATGAAACTAAAGCAGGAAACATTTCTAAAGAACAGATTGAAGCCTGGAAGAAACAATATAAAGTTGACAAACTGCCGACGCTGAATGTCGTTGTAGCAGAAGGCGATATCGCAGTGGGCTATTTGAGGCCTGCGGGGAGAAACCATAAAGCAACTGCGCTGTCGATGTACTCACAGAACAAGATCCTGGAATGCGGAGAATTTCTTCGAGACAATTTATGGCTTGGCGGAGATCCGCGACTGCAGACTGATGAGAATATTGCAGACAGTGCGGCAATCCAGGCGGCTGGAATCGTCAAATTTTTAGGAGGAGAACTGGGGGAAGTCTAGGCCTTCCGATAAACAGGGAGGCAGGAGCCGACTTCGTTAGGAAAGTTAATGCAATGCTTTCCTTCCATTTTAAAATCCCGTTGCCTGAAGAACTGCCAGATGATGTCTTTTGGGACAAATGGCATCAGCTGGAATGGATGCTTTGGTTCGATGCTAAAAGAAAAAACACAAAAGGAGATGTCTACATTTAATCTGAATTTTCAGGAGCTTTATAAAAATACCTTCAACTTCAATATCGGATATGCAGGCTCTGCAGTAGCGGACAAAGCGGTGAATAGTTTTCACGGCATAGAGGTGCTGGACGAAAAGAAGCCTCTCAAGCTCGTTTCGCAGACTGGAGTCCATGTCTGGGACTATGTGAAGCTTTTGCCCAAGATCATCGAAGGAACCGGAGAAAAATTCGACGGCTACGATTTTCCGCTTGAGACGGTGGTCGAGGCTTCCCTTCAGAAAAAAATGGTCATTACGGATATTTTTGGAGCGGACGGAGAAATCGAGGAGCTTATGGGGCTCAGCGACTACCAGATCACGCTGAAGGGGCTCATCATCAATTACAGTTCCGACGACTACCCAGAACAGGAAGTCAGAAGGCTGAGATATGTCTGCGAGCTCAAAGATACATTGATCGAGGTGGAAGGAACCTTTCTGAACATGCTCAACATCAACCATCTTTCCATCCACAGCTTCAGACCCGTAGCGACGCCAGGATATAAGAACATGCAGGCCTTCGAGGTCGAATGCCGAAGCAAGAAACCCTTTATAATCAGCACAGACGATGGTATTTTGTTGTAGGATCACAGTAACCAAAAAGGAAGGGAGCACCAAGATGGTGTTTACTTCTGCTTCAGACATCGAAATCAACAACACCTGGAGAAAGTTCACAAACACTGCAGTTGTAAAAATGCCGAAAGGAGCATACTTCCAGCAAGGCAATACGATAAGGCCAATCGAAAGCATCAAGGAGATTTTCAAGACTGGAGATCTTATCACGATCGAGCTGGGCTACAACATGGAGCTCCGAACAGAATTCGAAGGCTACATCGCAAGGATCCAGCCGACTATTCCGGTAGAAATCCACTGCGAAAACGAGATGTATCTCATGAAGCGGAACAATGTAGATATCCACATCGAGGATGCAACGGTCAAGCAGATTCTTGAGGCGGCCGCGCCAGGATATGAGATTGAATGCGCAGATGAAATCTACGGCGATTTCTCAATGGCAGATACGACATCCGCCAAAGTATTTGACGAGCTGAAAAAGAAAGCCGGACTTTATACTTTCTTCAGAGGAAAAAGGCTGGTGTGCGGACTCCAGTATTCGGATCCCAAGCTTCCGGAAAAAATCCCAAATTTCGTTTTCGGGCGCAATATAATCGACAACAGTCTGGAATATATAGCGCCTGAAGACTGCAAACTCAAGATTTATGGCAGGAGCATTCGTGACGATGGAACTGTTCTCACTTACGACAAAGGAGAAGAGGGGGGCGATGTTGAGAGGGTTAACTTTCGATATCAAATCAGCAAGGAAGATCTGAAGTCAGTAATAGATAAGAAATACGAAAATCTGAGATCGGTAGGAGGCTATGCTGGAGACATAACGAGTTTCGGTTTTCCAGTAGTACAGCATGGCCAGACGATCAGAGTTCTGGATCCAGGTATTTATGAAAAAAGGGATTCGCAGCATTATGTGGACGAAGTGAAAATACAGGTCAGCGCATCCGGAGGATACCGCAGAATCTGCAAGGTAGGAAAATTTGTAACCCAGAAAAAACTTTTGAATGCTTGAAGCACTAGAGAAAATCATTGATGGCAGGATAAAACTTGTCATTGATCAGGCAAAAGTAATCTCAGTAAAAGACACCAGTTGCAGTGTTAAAAGTTTAACTAATGATAAAACATTCTTTAAATGTTCTTTAAACGCAATTGTAGACAATGACGATCAGGAGCTGAAGATCGTTCCTGATGTCGGAAGCGTCGTCATAATCGGAATTCTGAACGATCAGGCGATTATCATCCAGACCAGCAAGGTTAAATCCTTCAGTTTTAAATACACTGATACAGTCTTTAAGATTGATGATGCCGGTGTCCAGATGGAGCGCGAAAACGAGAATCTGAAGACCGTCATAAATGATCTGCAGAACGAGATCGGAAAGCTTTGTGATGCCCTGAGCGCTACGATCGTCCTGCCGGGATACGGGACCACTCCAAACACTGCAGTAATTGGACAGATCAAGACTGCAGTAGAACAAACCAAAACGAGAATCAACAAAATCCTAAAATAATGACTGACTTACTTCTTGACGAGGATCTGGATCTGAAGATCATCAATGGTGATTTTGTTTTGGCCGATACGGAAGTCCAGGACATGGAGCTTCTAATCTCCTCAAACAAGGGAGCATGGAAGGAACATCCGACAACCGGCGTCGGCGTAGTGCAGCTCATCAAGAGCAGGGCTACCGAAGTGAGGATCAAAAGAGATATTAACGAACAACTTACGCTGGACGGATTCAAGAATATCGATGTCGATATCGACTATCCTTCAGTAAATGTTGATGCAAACAGATAGATTATGATTGAACTTTTAATACAGTCCCTAAAGCCGTTTTTTGGCGAAATCGGAACAGGCCTAGCGACAATGCTGGTAATGTGGTTCCTGAACAGAAAAAAGCAGGACATCGACAACAACCAGAGCATTGTGGATCTGTACCAGGATTCATTGACCGACCTGAAGAACCGATACGAGGAAAAGTACATCGACCTGAAAGCGACATTCGACCACAAGCTCAACACTGTCTTAGGCAGGATGAGCGAACTGGAGAAGGATATCGAGGACTGGAAAAAGAAGTACTACGATCTTAAAAGAGGTTTTGACAGGTATAAAAAAGAGCATCCATGAAAATCATTGTAATTGAGGACCAGTCATTGGTGGATATCGCTCTGCAGGAACACGGAAAGGCCTTGGTCGGTTTCGAACTGGCACTGCTCAACGGGTTCTCGCTTACGGATGATCTTTTTCCAGGACAAAAACTCGAGAAGGCGGAATCTCTTCTGGCAAATACCGACACCGCAAATTATTTCAGAGGCAAAGGCCAGATGATATCATGCGGTTCAAGAGTGTCGGCAGGCAATCTGCCGATAAAGCCGGTGGGAATCGGCGCAATGATAATTGAAAATGATTTTATAGTAGGCTAAAGATGGCAAGACAAATCGAAGTAATACAAAACGAAATGCTGGACAGGATTGCAGGCGACCCCGCCCTTTCTGCCCTTAATTCGATTAGCAAGGTGGCAATATTCAGATTGATGGTCTATATCGTTGCATTTGCCCATTGGCTTCTTGAAACCATTTTCGACAATCATAAAGCCGAAATCGACAAAGCGATCTATGAGCAGAAATCCGGAACGCCTACCTGGTACAAGAACAAATCGCTGGCATTCCAGTTCGGATTCGACCTTTTGACCGATTCTGATCTGTTCGACAACGAAGGTTTTTCAGATGACCAGATAGCAGATTCCAAGATCATCAAATACTGCTCTGTGAAGGAATCTGCAGAAAGCAGCAGGCTCATCATAAAAGTAGCCAGCGAATCAGGCGACTCGCTTGCTCCGTTGGACGAGACGCAGATTGAAAGCTTTGCCGAATATCTAAATGAGATCAAATATGCAGGAGTCAAAATCAACGTGGTGAACAATCCTGCAGACAAGCTTATGCTTACGATGGCGGTGTACAGGGATGTTCTTGTTATCGATGAGGACGGAAACAGTATCCTCAACGGCGGAAAACCTGTCGAGACTGCAGTAAAGAACTACATGAAATCACTGCCTTTCGACGGCGAGCTCGTGATTAATGACCTTATTGAGAAGCTCAGAGCTGTAGACGGCGTGATCAATGTTCATATTGCTATTGCAAACTCCAGTTTTTATGATACGCTTTCTGCAGGCTATTCTCCATTTCTGCCGATCAACGTCAAGACGATACCGGTGGCGGGATATTTTGAGATAGTAAACTTTGATACCGTGAGCTATGTGGTTTGATGTCGATTTTGAAAAGCTGGCGGTTCTGCTGACGCCACCGCTGCTAAGGAAAAAAGCGCTAGTCGCTTATATGAATGCCCTGATGCTTCCGGTTTCAAAACTCCACTATAAATGGAAAGTCAAACGGACTGCAGATTTTTACAAGCTCCAGCATACTGGACAGGTGTGCTATCTGCGCAAGGTGCTCAACGATGCGCTGGATCCATCTCTTAGAAGGATCTACATCGGAGAAGGAAATTCCTTTCCTCGGAAATACATCTATACCAGTGCGGAAAAAAGGCCCATATTTCTGGGAAAAATGTTCATATACCAAAATGCTGAATATTTAGGCACGGGCGCAGACTTTACGGTCTATGTTCCTGCAGAAATAGTCAGCACGGCAAAACATCAATTGGATGCCTTGATTGTTTTTTACAAGCTCGCATCAAAAAAATACAAAATTCATCCAATATGAATAAATTCAATTTTAATCAAAGCGTAGGTTTTCCTTTCGAGACCGACACGCTCGCAGATATGCAGACGGCCTACGAGCTGTTTAATGCTTTTGGCTGGATCGTTGGAAACTTCTCCATCATCTCGGGGTGCGAGCTTGTAGGAACAGGACCCGCGATTTCTGACGGACACGTATTCATCAACGGCGAGCTTCTGCCATTCAAAGGAGGAGTTCCGACCGCGAACGTGATCATAGTCGAGACAAAAATATCATTGGAATTCGAAGACGGAAACTCGAACGAGGTCAAGTTTATCCGCCATGTACAGTTTGGAACTGCTACGACGCAATATCCCTGGAATACTTTCAAAAGAGGATTGGAGACCAAAAACCTCGAAGCTGCGATTGGCTCGAAATCAGATCAGACTGCCCTGGACGCACTTATCGTTAGAGTTGCGGCGCTGGAAGCAAGACCAAGCAACATACCTCTCGGACTGATAGCTATCTGGGGAAGGCCACTAGACGAAATTCCTGCAGGATGGGAAGAATACGTAAATCTTCGAGGTCGCATGCCGATTGGTTTGAATCCAGACGATCCCGATTTTGCGAATCTTGGAAATCCTGGAGGTAACAAGACCAGGACTTTGTCTATCCCCGAGCTTCCTGCTATTTCATTTAAATATCAGAAGGCGAAACCTGGCAGAGGCTACAGAACCGCGACTGATGACAACCCGCTCTCACTTCTGGAGGAGGCGAATACCAACACCATCGGAGAAGGCAGGGCATTCGACATCATGAACCCTCACAGGATTGTGCATTTCATCAAATACGTAGGATAATGGCAGTAACAGCATTAAACACGATCAAGAACTGGTTCAGAACCGGCTTGATTCCGACACAGCAGCAGTTCTGGGATACATGGGACAGCTTCAGGCATAAAAGCGAAAAAATTCCTGTGGCTGAAGTAACCGGAATAGACGACCTTTTATTGAGCAAGCTAGAAACAGCCACCTTTGAAAGCCATTTGACAGATCCTGACGCGCATCCCGAACTGGTGAAAATTGCCAGGATAATTCCATACGGCGAGTTGCTTGTCTTCAAGACCAATCCTGAAGGAGACCCAAAAATCAAAGAGCCGGGTGATTATTGTATAGGTTTTGTTGAAGATACAATTGTAAACGGGAACTGGACTGGAGAAGATGACCAGCTTAAATCATCCTACGAATAATATTAACGAAACATAAATGAAACTTAAAAAGAAAATTCAAACTTTAGAGGCAGAAGTCTCTGAACTTAAAAGCCAACTTCAAAGAGACAGATTAATATTGATTGATCAAACCAATCCAAAATTAAGCGTTTTAATCAGCCTGCAGAATGGCGCATTTTTGGTTGAAAAAATTACGACCGAAATTAAGCAGACCCCTGAATTAATAATAAATGATTCCAAATAACATGAAAAAATTAATTTTATATTTAGCACTAGCTATTACAATGAATTTGTCGGCACAGTCAACTACCTACTTTTCCAAGCCCTTGGAATTAAACATTGTGCCGAGCAGTATATCAAGAGCTGACAGTGTCTTAGTTCGTGGTAGCGATAAAATCATAAGATATGTTCCTAGAAGTGAATTTTCAACAGGTGGCGACGTTTCTGGCAAGGAAAACATTTCTAACAAAACAAGTATTATTTCAGGGTTCGAAACATCGACAACATTATACCCAAGCGTTAAAGGAGTTGTTGACTGGTTGACGCCAACTAAAGTCAAATCAATTTTAGGAGTTTCTACATTATCAGGTTCCAATACGGGCGATCAGGATTTGAGCTCCTTGGCTCCAAAGTCTTCTCCAACTTTTACCGGTGTTCCTTTAGCTCCTACAGCTTCAGTAGGCACAACAGGCAGCCAAATAGCTACATTGGATTATGTGTTAGCAAATTCCGGAACAAGTCCACATGCTGCAGTGTGTTTTACTTTCGATGATTCTTTCGCCAGTCAAATTCCCTTGGCAACAGCATTTGAGACAAGAGGTGTCAGATTTTCGCAAGCAGTCACTGTCAATTATTTGGGTACATCCGGCAAAATGACTTTGGCTCAAGTGCTAAATCTTCAAAGCAGAGGATTCGAAGTTTTGAATCATGGTCAAGCTCATCTTGATATGAGGGATTCTAGTTCGGCAACATATACAGACGCTTATACTGAGATAAATGGTGGTCATTCCAGTTTGGTTGGATTAGGACTTACACCTAAAGGTTTTGTTGCTCCAAATTCTGCGATAAAGCGGGAATTTATGCCTATAATTAATAATTTATATAATAATGCCTATACCATTTATCAGGGAACAAGCGCTGGAGCTACAAACCCAGATATACAAGTCATGAATGCACCTATATATGCGACATTGATGAATAGGGCGAGTTTGTATCAGCACACTGTTGCTGAGTGCAAAGCAATTATAGACAGAGCTGTGGCTACAAATGGGATCGTATCATTTTATGACCATGATCCGGGAGGCACATATTATGCACCTTCAGCAAGTCAAGCAGATATTTTGGAAGTTTTAGATTATGCTATTTCAGCTGTTGGAGCTTCTAATGTCATCAAATCAAGTGAAATTCCTGCTAGATTTAAAGCTAATAATGCTGGAGGAACACTCTTTACTGAAATTACAACCAGCCTAGCTATTCCAAATGTAACTTGGACAACATTATCATTAAACTCGGGTGTTGAATCCAAGGATATTAAAGCAGAAACTGATGGAACAATCACAATTAAAGAATCAGGTATTTATAATGTAGAGGTCGGAATTATGTTCACAACAACTACTGCTACTAGGGTAATAACAGGTTTGGAAATTGATGGAAGTGCAATTTACAGAAACAGGCATAACGGATTTGGTTCTATCGGAGGAACCAGCCCGCAGTCTTATTCAGGTCTGGGTTATACTTCTCTGACTTTGGTGAAAGGTCAAAAAATTAAAGTAAAAATTTATCAGGATTCAGGAGGAAGCAAAACGATTACTGGGGGTACCAGTGATCCTTATAGCTTTGTTAGAATAGTAAAAATTAATTAAAAACAAATCACATGAATAGAACAAAAATTGCCGTAATCGTTAGTGTTTTAATCGTCTTGACAGGTTTCATTGACACTAAATTTGATCTTTTGCAGGATGCCGGATTATCATTGATAACAATTAACCGAATCAAGCTCTTAGGGTTGATATTATCAGCAGTACTGCCAAGTGTTACTCCTTTGTTTTCAAAAAAGGAATAGTAAAATGTATTCCCTGGAGGCGGGAACAAAAAAAGTCCTCCAACAAATTAAAGTCTTACCACAGAATTTAAAATATAGCACGAAGCCACAACGTTGGAGGACATAAATCTTCTAATGTTGTGGCTTTGCTATTTTAATTCTGTGGTGATGCAAATATAACAAATCAATCATCAATCAAAAATCAAATGAAAGTAAAAAAGAAAATCTTTACATCAGCACCTTTGCCATTCATGGGACAGAAAAGGAAATTTTTAAAACAGTTCAAACCAGCTTTAAGCAAGTTTTCACCTTCAGCAATATATATTGATTTGTTCGGAGGTAGTGGCTTGCTCAGTCATACGGTGAAAGCAATTTATCCCAATGCAAAGGTAATCTATAACGATTTTGACAATTACAGGCAACGCTTGCAGAACATTGATAAGACTAATCAACTTATCAATGATTTACGAGCAATTTTAATCAATTATCCAAAGGACAAACGAATTTTGGGCGAATGTTATGATAAAGTCATTATGCGCCTGTCTGAGGAGGACGATGAAGGTTATGTTGATTACATAACAGTCTCAAGCTCATTGCTATTTAGCATGAATTATGCGCAATCGTTGTGTGATTTTAAAAGAGAAGCTCTTTACAACTGTGTGCGTATGACTTCTTATGACGCAACTGGTTATTTGGATGACATTGAAGTAACATCTAAATGTTACAAAGATCTATTTTCAGAATATAAGGATAATCCGAACGCAGTTTTTTTAGTTGATCCTCCTTACTTGTCGACAGAATCTGGTACATATAAAAGCTATTGGAAACTAAAAGACTATTTGAATGTTCTGCAGGTTCTCGAGGGATCAAAATATTTTTATTTTACTTCTAATAAATCATCCATCGTTGAGCTGTGTGAGTGGATTGAAACCCGAACATCAATTGGGAATCCATTTGCTGGTGCGACAATGGAAACAATGAATACCACTGTAAATTATTTATCCAGCTACACTGATATAATGCTTTATAAATACTATTAAAAACACTTTTAAAACCAGTTTGAAATGAATAAATATCATAAATTATTAGAAAAAATATTAGATAAAGGTAAACGTCAGGAGAATAAAAAGGGTTCAATCACATTTTTGCACAACCAGAAACTTGAGCTAAAACCTATTGATCTCTTGGAGCTATTCGAAGGGCATGCAGTTGCCAAAAAGAAATTAAAGGACGAGCTAATGTTGTTTATGGCCGGTGAGCGTTCGACGGAGGCATATCGTGAAATCGGTGTTTCGTGGTGGGATTATTGCGGTCCGATATTGGTCAATAGTTATCCGACATACTTCGAAAAGTTGCCGAAACTAATTGAAAAGATAAATCGTGAGAAAAGGGCATCAAAAAATTATGTGCTGTTTCTTGGTTCCAATGATACCGAGAGCAACCAACAGCCATGTTTAAGCTTGATACAATTTCAAGTAGATAACGGAAAACTGATTTTAAGCGCATATCAGAGAAGTTCGGACGCTAATCTTGGTTTACCTTCGGATATTTACCATTTGTATCTTATTTCGAAGAAAATCGACCTAAAATTGAAAAGCATTACTCTTACTTTGGGTAATGTTCATATTTATGACAACAATATGGAAGCAACAAAACAATTGATTTCCGGTGAGTCGGTTAAATTTAATTTGAATGTTGGCTAA